GCAGGAGTGAAAGCGCGTACAAGACAATCACGTAAATGGTTTCAAAATAATGTTAAAAATTTGCAAGTATCAAGGCAAGGTCTTTTAAAAGATACAGCTTTACAGCAAACTGGTAATACAATTCGTGGTAATATGTACATGTATTTCTACGACCCAAAGCATAAAGCAACCTTACCATATTATGATAGGTTCCCATTGACTGTATTAGTTGATGGAGCACCTGGTGGATTTTATGGATTAAATCTACATTATTTGCCATATAATACTAGGGCTAAATTTTTAGATGACCTTATGGCGTTTGGACCACCAAATCCAAAAGAAAGTTCACGTCTTACTGGTTTAAGATATAATTTAATAAGTGGTGTAAGAAAGTTTAAAGAATTTAGGCCATGTTTTAAACATTACTTAGGTTCAAATGTACGTTCGCAATTTGCAAGGGTACCAATGACAGACTGGGAAATCGCAATATTTTTACCAGTAGAACAATTTAAGAAAAGTAGTAAAACAGCTATTTGGCAGGAAAGTCTTAAACAAGCAAGAAGTCCTGGTGGGATTAGTATTAAAAATACTAAAGCTTATTACACAAGGAATAGAAAGAAAAAATGAGCGATATAGATAAACTAAAATCGACAATATCTAAAAAAGGTGGATTAGCAAAAGCTAATAGATTTAATGTTATGTTTACACCACCAAGTGGAAGTCTTTTAAATTTAAATTTACAAGGAGCAATTGCTTCTGCAATATCAGGTAATTTTAGTGCAAAAAATTTAGTAAATGACCCAAGAGATATTTCTTTATTATGTGATTCTGTATCAATACCAGGAAAACAAATAAGTACATTAGATGTACAAACTGTTAAACAAGTAGTTAAAGTACCTTATGGTTATTTAACAGATGATGTATCATTATCTTTTTTATTGACAAATGATTATCATATGAAAACGATGTTTGATGCATGGATAAATAATATAGTTGATGATGAAAAATACTGTGTAGCTTATAAAAAAGACATAGTCACAGATGTTATCATACAACAATTAGATGAACAAAATACGCCGATTTACGGTGTAAAATTAGAGGGAGCATTCCCTGTGACAATGAGTGAAATACCACTTTCTAACGAGAGTGAAAATACTATTAGTAGATTAAATGTGAGTTTTGCTTATGATAGGTATGTGCCGGAAGGTGCATTAAGTAGTACGGGTAGCTTGATTAAAAGCGCGCTATCCATATTTGGATAATAATATAGGAGAATAATATTATGGCTTTACCAGAGCTAAATACCGCGAGGTATAGTATGGTTTTACCATCAACTGGAGAAACAGTTGAATATAGACCATATTTAGTGAAAGAAGAAAAAATATTAATGATGGCTATGGAGTCTGATAACCAAGAGGTTGTTATGAAGGCTGTTGTAGATGTCATTAAAGCTTGTCTTCTGACTGAGCTAAATGTAGATGAATTACCAATGTTTGATATTGAATCATTATTTTTAGCATTAAGGTCAAAATCAGTTGGTGAATCAATTGATTTACGAGTAAAATGTAGTGATAAAGAATGTGACGGTATTACGGATGTAAGTGTCAATTTTGATGAGATTGAACATCCAGTAATAACTGAGGAACAAACTAAAATTATGTTGACAGATGATGTTGGTGTAATATTGAAATATCCATCAGTAAAAACAGTCTCTAAAATGGCTGATGCTGATGAAAATGTAGAAAATGCATTAGGAATGATAGTTGCTTGTATTGATTCAATATTTGATGCTGATGATGTATATCCAGCAGAAAATGAAACAAAACAATCATTAAATAAATTTGTTGAATCTTTAAGTTCAGTACAATTTATGAAATTATCAGACTTTTTTCAAAGTATGCCATCACTAGGTACAACAATTGAATACACGTGCAGTTGCGGTAAGGAACAAACACAGGAACTAAGAGGACTTCAAAGTTTTTTTACGTAGGCCTTTCGCACGATAGTCTTGTAAACCATTACAAGTCTAACTTTGCTATGATGCAACATCATGGATATAGTTTGACAGAATTAAATGATATGGTACCGTGGGAAAGGGAGATATATATCGCTCTCCTTAAGGAACACATTGAAAAAGAAAATGAGCGTATAAAAAACGAGCAGAGAAAAATGGGAGCATGACATGGCTGAAGGACAAGATAACAGTAGAAATGAAGTCGAAATAGATTTAGATAAGTATATGGCGCTCATCGAGAAACTCGATGCAGCAGAAGATACTATATCAGAAATGCAAGAGGAAGCTAAAAAAGCAAAAGAGCAATTAGCACCTCGAAAAAGAAGATTCATAGAATTGTTTTTAGATGATAATGATTTAAATGAAAAAGCAATTATTGGATTTATATCTTTTACATTAATGACTATATTTGGTATAACAGACTTAGTGACAGCACTAGTATGGGATATGGACTTAAAAGTTTCTGAAACAATATATACATCATTTGTGGTAGTCACACTTGGCGCATTTGGTATATCTGAAGCAGGTAAAGCATTTGGCGGAAAATAGGAAGATTTAAATGGCATTAGCAGGAGATGGACCAGTAAAGAGTACGCTTGACCACGTAGTGGATAAGCTTAATCAAATGAATCAAGACCAAACAGCACTTCAAGAAGAAGCTGTTCTTTATTCTAATGAGCTTCAAGAATATATTCAGAATGAAGGTCATAACATGTCTAATGCACAATTGCAATCGACAAATGAATTAATACTTGCATTAAGAGAAGGTCGATTAGAAGACCTTGAAGAACATAGAGAAGAATTATTAAGAAATCGTGCTGAAGCAAGAAGAGACGAAGAAAGAAACGATACACTTCTTGACCAATTTAAACAATTAAAGAAACAATATAGATTATTACAAGATGCCTTTAAGGGTAAAGATGGTATGAGTTTTATAGGACTTATATTCAGAACAGCTCTTATTGGATTTGTAATTGGTCTAGTCCAAGGGTTTATTAAACCATACGTGAATGCATTGAAAGCAATAGGTGGTGGTATATCAAACGTAGCTAATAAAGCTTTTACATTTTTTAAGTTTGATAAATTATTTGCAGCATTAAAAACTGGATTTGCTAATTTTAGAATTCAATTTGTTGAGTTTTTTAAAAATAGTCGACTTGTAAAATTCTTTCAAGGAAGAGGTTCTGGCGGCATGATGAGTAAAATCATCAATTTCTTTAAATTAACATTTAAAGACTTATTTACATTAGGAAAAAATTTATTTAATTTTACAATGGCTTTAAGATTTGCAATTCTTGGTTTATTTGTTGATGCACCTTTAATGTTTAAAAGATTAGCTGAAGCAAAAATAGCATTCTCTCCTAAATCACCAATTTTTAAATTTTTAGGTGCAGTTGTTAATTTTATTAAAAAGCCATTTGTAGCTGTAGTCACTAAAATAAAAAATGCATTTACAGGAATCTCTTTTGGATTAGCGGCATTTGCTGACAAAATTGCAGCTTTCTTTACATCATCAGGTAAATCAACAATATTTCAACAAGCAGTAAATAGGATAAAAGAATTATTTGCTAAACAAGGTCCACTGTCAAGATTCTTTGGTTTCTTTTCTAAAATACAAGGTTTATTTATGGGAATAGGTCAAGTAGTTGGTAAGTTATTATGGCCGGTTCTTGCGTTATTTGGATTTATAAAAGGCTTTTTAGGTGGTTTAAAGAAAGAAGAAGATTTGGCCAATAAACTTATACGTGGCGTTATTGGTGGTATTAGAGAAGCTTTTAGATTATTAATTGGCACATTCCTAGATTTTCTTCTTATAGATATACCAGGATTTTTACTAGGTATTTTTGGTTTCGATGAATTAAAAGAAAAATTAAAATCATTTTCATTTGCTGATTTCTTTGATAATATATACAATGCAGTAGCTGATGGTCTTATTAATTTATTGAATAATATAAGAGATACTATAGCTGATATTGGCATCGGCGGAATAGTAAAAAATATTGGTTTATCATTAATGCAAATGTATATGAAGATTACAGCATTCCCTAAAGCTGTTGCA